CTTGTGTATTTACAAAAGTTACATCAACACTGTACATATCTCCCCATGTTAAATAGATTTCACCTTCTGCATTAGGTAACATAAACTTTATACCACCTCGTTCTTTGTCTAGTTGTTTAAACACCCAGTCATTCATGTCTATTTCTTTTTCATTAAATATATGAACAAGACCTTTAAATCCATAATCACTTTCAACACTAGCAACTGTTTTTTTAGAATGGTATTTCATCTTGTATTCCTCCTTGTCTTTTCTTTTGTAATAAAGCATGACACTCTCTGTATGACCATGCGTGTGGGTTGTTATCATCTTGTAGTTTGTATCTTCTACCACAATAAATATTACCCTCTGTATCAATGTAGGTTATGTTGCGTAAACCCTTGCAGTCATATTGGCTCTTGCATTTTGTATCTGGCTCAGGTGGTATGTCAAAATTATGATTAGGAAATCTTTCTTTTATCCTTTTGACTAGGTCGTTTAAACTACCACTACCACCTGCTTGTTCAAGACCCATCTTTCAGTGACCAATCACCATCACTGTTTATCCAATCAAATACATTACCTTTGGTAATCTCACCAGATGCTAATGCTTGTTTAGCTTTTGCTGCTAGTGCATCATCTCCCTTGTCAATAGATTTAGCAACTGCTTGATTAAATTTCTCTAACTGTTTTTCAGTAGGAGAAGCACCAGGGTTTTTCATAATAGGTTTTTCTTCTACATCACCAAACACTTCTTCTATTGGGTCTACTTTTTTTTGTGTAGCTTTCTCAAACAAATCTAAGAACTTACCCATCTCATCATTAGTCCATGACTCAACATCATTAGAAAGTTTAGATTCTTTAAATGCTTGTGCCTTATATGTATCAGCTACATCTTTACTAAAACCAAACCCTGAAATAACTTGATTAAGTTGTTTAGCATTTTTACCCTCTGTTGTTTCTGATACCATTTCATCAGCAACTTTTTCCATAGCTGCTTGTTCTTGCTTAGTAGGTTTCTTTACTGGTTTCTTTTCAACCTGTACCTTAGACATCTCTTCTCTGCTAGGTCTAGGTTTACTGCTGCCTTGATACTTCCAGTTAGCTAATGCTCTACCTATAGCAGAAGTTTCACAGTTCTCCATCCAGGCATCTGCGTTAGCAAATCCACCTTGACCTTTTGTTTCTTGTGCTATACCTGTTGCTACTGGTCTTGCATCCTCACCTTGTTTAAACAAGTTTGCTTGTATAGTTACACAAGTACCATCTGGTGTTATGTGTAATATTTCTGTTTCTATTCTGCCCTCTGGATAATCTTTCCAAAAAACTTTTAGTCTATCTTCTACTGTTTCGTAGTTGTTTAAATCAAACTTAGGCATTACTCCTCCTCTTCTTTGTTGTCTTCAATTATTTTGTATACCCTCTGTCGTGTCATGTTCAATGCTTGTGCGATATTTATTGCTGACATACCATTACTGTAACAAAACACTATGACACTTTTTCTTTCTTTGTGTAGGTCGTTTAAACTACTTGTCTTTATATCAATCTGTGATTGTACTTGTCGTAGTTTTATATTCATCATCTCTTCATTAACGCTCATTGAAATCATCCTCATAAAAATCATTTTTGTACATATCTCTTTGTAAATCATCTATAAAGTCAACTGCATCTTCACTTAACTTTATATATCTAAATGGTCTGTTCTCCCATATCCACATAACTGATACAACTATCACAACTAAAGCCATGATGGTCACTGCTAATGCAGCTATTACTAAGACTGGAATCCAATAGTAATCTAACATTACTCCTCCTCTTTCTTTTCTTGTTCGTTCATTTCGTTTGCTATTTTAATTGTGTTCTCGTTGTGGTCAGTAACAAACTCATCTAATAATTCTCTGAGTCTTTGGGGGTTAGTCTTTGTTAGCATAATAGACTTCTCCACCTTTTGACCACCACAAGCATTTGCTAATTTGATTGCCCAGGTCTTTAGTGATTTGGGGTCATCAAACATATTGCTATTAGCCATAGCTACTTCCTCCTCTTCTATTTGTGTAAGATTATTTAGATGTTTCTATCTTTTGCATCTTTACGATAAAAATACCACCATAATCTTTGAGTTCTCTAACCTTGCACTTTGCTTCATGCTCGTTGTCAAACTCCCATGTCATGTTTCCACCAAACATACTGACACTTATTACTTGATATATCATAGTTCTCCTATGTCAATCCATGTTTAATTATAGTGTCCTCCTTGTCTATAAGTGTAGACTTTTTATATTTTTTGTGGAGGTAAGGTGCAGGTCAAACAATGAAATTTCCTGCACCCTGTTTAAACTACTCTTATATTTCTTTAGGTTCTAATGTAAAATCTTCAGGGTTTGTATAGTCTATAAGTTTAAAATACCCACCCTCTTTTGATATTTCTTCTACTGCATTTATAATTTCTGTAAAATTATCCATGTTGTGTTCTCCTGCAATAGTAAGAGTAAAAGATTCTACTTTTATTCTGTCATTTATATTAGGCATTACTCACCTCCTTGTCTTTTAATTTATTGTTTACCATTATTAAATCTATTAGTTGCTGCTTCATCCAATGGTATCTATCTTCCCTTGTGTGAGCTGACCAGTCTTTTAACCACTCTGCAAACTTATCATCTGCTTCATCTATCATATCTCTAAGAAATTCTATGCTCGGCTCTCTTGCCTCTATAACTTCTACAACTATTTCTTTATCTTCCATACTCTTACTAATAGAGGAAAAGTTTTTTAAATTTTCTTTATTTTCTAAATTATTTTTTAACATTGTTTCTCCTCCTTGTCTTGCACTACAACTTTTTTAACAGTTGTCTTACCATCTCTAAATGCTCTCATGTGTATCTGTGCTTCACTATATGTGTAACCTCTGTTTAAACACTGCCACAACTCTTGTGCAACTTCTACTGCATTTTGTAACTTGTCCTCTAACATTACTTGTACTTGTGTTGGTACATACTTTGTTATCTGGTCAAATTCCTTATCGTAACTAAAGTTCTCGTTCATATAATCACTGTGATAATTAAATAGATTGCCTTTGCTATCTGAAATAATTACTTCGTGTATTGAGTATTTTTCTGCCATTGTTTTTCCTTTCTTGTTTAAACAAGGTGAGGAGGATGGTATGAATCCTCCTACCTTGTTACCCTGTATTATTCTTCTCTCCATTGGTTTCTATTTAGAGTTCCACCACGAGTAATTTCCCAACAACCGATTAAGGTTTCTGTCTGACCATCAGCAAAGTAAAACATGGTTGTCCATTGTTTTCTTCTCTTGTCTTTAGGGTCTTTACCTTTTCTCTGTATATAGCCACTTTCTCTGTAATTATATCCAATACCTGTTTGGAGTTCTGCCAGGTTAATTCCCTGATAGTGTTCCTCATCCCAGTTAGACTCTATCCCTGCAAGAATCCCTGCGAGTTGTTCCTCTGCATTTTCATTGGTATAGCTAGGCTCAAATTTTCCATCCTCATCAAGTTCATAATGAGGGTGAACATCTAAGATGTCTTGACTGGTGTCCTTTGTAATCTCCACCACCTTGTTTAAACTAGCATCCCAATAATACCGACCTGTTTCGCATTGTAGTTTCTGCATTAGATTTGGAAAGTGTGCAAGAACCTCTGGATGTTTTCCATCTAACCAATTATCCTTATACCTTTCCTTAATTGCTGCCGACTCCTCTGCGATTAGCAACATGTCCAGGCATTTGTTAGCAAAGGCGATAACCTGCTCTTTGTTATCAAAGTAGATAGAAAAGTTTCCATCTTCCCTGGTTCTGTTTCTGTTCTCTGGTGTCTTGGATGCGTAACCATTTACGCTAATCCCTGAACCATGTCTGTCATCTGTGACATAGACTCTTTGTTTAAACTGAGAGTCATCTCTGTATGAATATATGCCATTGATATTGACCTCAATGAAATCCAGTCCATCATCAAAGTCAACCTCTCTGCGAGGGTCGTGCATAATTTTTTCATTTCCCCACCTGTCACGAGATTCTTTGCTGCCTCCAATGTCTGAGGCTTTTACATCCTCATTAAATTTTTTCGCATCGGCTACATCCATAGCTTGTCCTCTTGTTATTGTTTCTTTTATTTCTGTGTTGTCCATTGTTTAAACAACTCCTTTCATTTCTTTTCTTTGTTTGTTTAGTATTGGTTGAAAGTTAGGGATAAAATATTCTGACATATATTTAGCCCAATTTTTATCCTGCCAATTTTCAAATAGCAAATCCCATGCCCCATAATTCATGTGTTCTGCCACCTTGTTTAAACATTGTTCATGGTTATATTCAAAGTACATTTCCTTACCTGCCTCCTGAATATTCCACTGTTTATACAAGTCTTCTTTTGTTCCCTCTAGTCTTTTTTGATTAGAGAAATCCAAAACCATATTTGTCTTTTTGTTTAATAGGAAAGCATGTCCACCCCACCACTCTGCTGCCATTTCTCTGACTGCATGAACTAGAACGAAATCTTTTCTTTCCTCCTCTTCCATCTCAACAAACTTCCACAGGTTTGCGTGATAACAGTTAGAGAAATCTATTCCCCTAACTCCATCCATTTTTTTAGAGTTGCTCATTGTTTAAACAACCTCACTTTCTTTT